GCGCAGCATCCGCCACCGGCGAGAGTGGCGCAGCATCCGCCACCGGCGAGAGTGGCGCAGCATCCGCCACCGGCTGGAGGGGCGCAGCATCCGCCACCGGCTGGAGTGGCGCAGCATCCGCCACCGGCGAGAGTGGCGCAGCATCCGCCACTGGTAAAGGCTGCGTGGCCATGACCACCGGCTTTTATGGCCGCGTTATGGGCGAGATCGGCAACGCTATTGTTTGTGTAGAGCACAGGAATAATGGAGAGATCGCCGCCATTCTGTCTGGCATCGTGGATGGCGAAACGCTGAAACCGGGCGTGTGGTACACCGTTAAGGATGGACAGTGGTCGGAGGTGAAGGAATGAACCGACTAAAAGAACGGAGGCTGGAGCTGGGGCTTACGCAGGAGGAGGTCAGCGGCATTCTGAAGCTGGCAGACCCACGGATGGACGTGATCATGGTTAGCCGGTTTGAAAACGGCGCGTGCCTGCCCACGGAGGAAGTCACGGAGGCGTTGGAGGCGGTGCTGCGGACAAGCAGGGCGTATCTGTTCGGCGAGGACGAGAAATCCGACATTCCCCCGCGGACGGCGGATACGGAGCGGATCGCCGGTCTGATCCCCAAGGGGCGCAGGAACGCCATCAGCCGCGAGGATCTGGCGGCGGCGCTGCACACCACCGACCGGAAGATGCGAAAGGCGGTGGCCGAGGCAAAGAAGCAGGGCTTGATGATCTGCAACGACGGGGACGGGTACTACCAGAGCGACGAGTTGAGCGACCTGTGGCGGCAATACAGGCGGGAGACGGCGCGGGCTATGTCTATCCTCAAGGCGCGGAAGCCTATGCGGGAAGTGCTGAAAGCGGCTGGGAGGCTGGCATGATGCGAGTTAAAAAGAAAAGATGGGAGCGCATAGACACCGGCGTTTTGTACATCTGTGATGATTGTGGTGCGGAGTTTGAAGACCCGGCTATGTGTACCTACAAACATTACCCGGACGGCGAGTTCGGTGAGGAAATGACAGAATATCAATGCCCGTATTGCGGCAGTGAGTATGTGGGAAAGGCGGAAGAATAATGCTGAAATCTTTTGACGAGTTGATACAGGTGGATGTAAAGCCGTTTTGCGATTTACGCGACGCAAAGGACGAGAAGGGGAATGTTATCAAGGTCCCTTATTTGAGCTGGGCAAAGTGCGCTAAGTTGCTCCACGAAAACGGAGCATCCAGCGTGTGGTATGCCCCTCGGAGGTGCCCGGAAACGAATACATACCTGTGGCCGCAGGCCAAAATTACAACCAGTAAAGGACGGATTACAGAATGCTGGTTTGTGTCTGTTGAAATCCACATTGACGATTTGGAGTTTTCTTACGACATGCCCCTGTTGAACGGATCCCTTGTGGTATATGAGGATACGTTGAACCAGCTTCGCATAAACAACGCGCTGGCGAGAGCTTTCGTTAAAGGCGTTGCCGTTCGCACCGGACTTGGGTTTGACCTTTGGGCAGAAGGTGACGGAGACGATGGTGAGGACGATTTGAGCCGTCACAGTATCTTTGCCATAAAGGAGAGACTGGAAAGGCTAATCACCATGAAAGAACGAAACGGGCTTGACCACAACGACCTGCTTCGGGGACTTGGGATCAACGAAAAACAGCTTGTGCAGTTAATGGGCTATTTTGCAAAGCTGGACGCGCTTGAAAAGGCTGTGAGTAAGCTATGATACGAAACCACGACAGAAGCGGTTGGTTTGGCGCAAGCGACACCGCCACCATCATGGGGAACTGGAATACAGATACGTTTCGAAGATGGTGGCTGGTGAAGCTGGGGGTCAGGAAGGACAGGGTTATTACGCCGGCAATGCAGTGTGGAACGGCTTACGAGCACAAGATACTTGATGCGCTGCGTGTAAAGACACGAGACAGGCAGATACGCATTCGTTCGCTACGTTTGCGCGTGAACTATGACGGGGAAAGCAGACAACTCATTACCGAAGTGAAAACGCATAGCAAACCTGTATTCAAAGTTACGAAAGCGTATTGGCAGCAGTGCCAGGTGGAGATGTTTGCCAGCGGTAGCGGATTGTTCCGAAAGAGAAAATTTTGCAGGATCGTGGCATACCGCGTTACAGAAGACGAATTGCTTAATTTTTTCCTGCCAATAGACGAAAACAGGTTGACACAGCACAAGGTTGATTATGACGCGGAGTGGGTCGAGGGGTGTTACCTGCCTCGTCTTAGGTATTTGGCAAAATGCCTAAGCACAGGGCATTGGCCGAAGGAGGAAGAATTATGCAGCAGGTGACAGTTGATGGCGCGAGGTGGCAGCAGGACAGTGATGGCGCGTGGCTGGCGCTGCGTGTGAAGTCGCCGCAGACCGCTATGGACGTGTGCGACGCGCTGAAGCCTGACAAGGAGTACAACGTGACCATCAAGGGCAAAGGCCGGAGCCTGGATGCCAACGCCTATTGCTGGGTGCTGCTGGACAGGCTGGCGGCACACTATGGCATCTCCAAGCAGGAGGTGTACCGGCAGGAGATACGGAACATCGGGGGCGTGAGCGATGTGCTGTGCCTGCGGGAAAAGGCGGCAGAGCCGTTTTGCAGGGCATGGGAGCGGAACGGGATCGGCTGGATGGCAGAGACGTTCCCCAGCAAGCTGAAGGGCTGCGTGACCGTGACAGTATGGTACGGCAGCAGCACCTACGACACGGAGCAGATGTCGCGGTTGATAGACGCCGTTGTGCAGGATTGCAAAAGCGCGGGAATTGAGACTATGGCGCCGGCAGAGCTGGACGCGCTGGTGAGCCGGTGGGGAGAGGTGAGTACATGGGGGCGCTGAACATGCAGCCATGTTGGACATGCAATAAGTGCTACGGCGATTGCAGCTGGACGAAGAAGAACCCGGAGCCGGTGCCCGGATTGGACGCCACACCGACGGTAAAATTTCACGGAAGCGGCGGCAAGTACTGCATGCACAGCTACGCCATACACAGCTGCCCGGAATACGAATGGGACGGGACGGAGGTAAGCAATGGAGGACAAGCGGTGCTTCCTGTGCGGCAGGAATGACCCAAGCGATCCGTTAGAGAAGCATCATCTTCTGGGCGGTGCGAACCGCAAGAAGAGCGAGAAATACGGGCTTGTTGTGTACCTGTGCGGCAACAGGTGCCACAGGAACGGAAAGACGGCAGTACACCGCAGCGGCGAACAAATGCGCAGGCTGCGGCGGTACGGACAGCTAAAGGCCATGCAGGAGCAGGGCTGGACGGAAGAGGACTTCCGCAGAGAATTTGGGAAATCATATTTGTAAGGAGATTTGACATGGTAAACAGAACGATTTTGCAGGGACGGCTCTGTGCGGATCCTGAGATGCGGAGAACCAACAACGGTACGGCGGTGTGCAGCTTCCGCGTGGCGTGGAGCGAGACCGTGAAAGACCGGGAGACGAAGCTGTTCCTGAACTGCGTGGCGTGGCAGGGCACGGCAGAGCTGATCTGCAAATACTGGTACAAGGGCAAGGAAATCCTTCTGGAGGGCAAGTTGTCCACCCGCGAATACCAGGACAAGAACGGCAATGACCGCAGCGTGACGGAGATGACCGTGGACAGGGTGCACTTCTGCGGCAAGAACGAGGACGGGCACGGTATGCCGCCCCGGACGGACGGCAAGAGCCAGTTCGTGGAGCTGGACGAGGATGAAGACCTTGGTTCGCTGCTGCCGTTCTAAAGGGGGTGGCGTGAATGGGCAAGATGCAGGACGAGATCAAGGCGCTGCGCAGGCAGAACACGCATCTGCAGAACGTGGTGCAGCGGCAGCGGCAGCACTTGTCAGAGCTGACCGGTGCCGTGCAGGATTACAAGAAGGCCATCACGGCGCACTATGTGGCCTGTGCCATTACCTTCGGAGAGAAGCGGGAGGACTGCGATACGCTGTGGGGCTGGCATCTGGAGGTGCCCGCCGACCTTGTGAGTAAGGCACTGGAGAACTACACAGGCGATGTGCGGTTGGACAAGGAGCGCGGGGTGTACGTCATAGGCGTATTGCCGAAGGAGTGAGAGGTGGCGCAATGGCAAGAAACTATGCTGCACTCCCCTATGATTATTTAGAGGAGATGGAAGCACTCAACGATGCAGAGTTCGGTCGGCTAACGCGGGCATTGCTGGCATACAGCATGACGGGAGAGCAGATAGCGCTCTGTGGCAATGAGAGATTTTACGCCAAGCGCGTTATGTCTCAGGAGGATCGGTTTAAGGCAAGCTATGAGGAAGTGTCCGTAGTACGGAGCGAAGCAGGTAAAGCTGGAGCGGCTGCAAGATGGCAAAATGGCAAACGCATTTTTGCCAATGGCAAAAATAGCAAAGCCATCTCTGCCAATGGCAAAAATAGCAAAGCCATCTCTGCCAATGGCAAAAATGGCTATACCGAAACCAATACCGAAACCAATACCGATACTCTGCCATCTAACGATGGCAAGAGCGATACACGCGCGGCGCGCTTCACACCGCCATCCGCTGATGATGTGGCTGCCTATGTGAAGGCGCAGGGCTACCACGTCAACGCAGAGCGCTTTGTGGCCTTTTACGAGCAAAAGGGCTGGATGGTAGGGAAAAACCACATGAAGGACTGGAAAGCCGCTGTGCGGAGCTGGGAGACGAGATGGAAGGAGGAACACGGAGGTGGATGTAACGGCAGTGCTGGAGAATCTGCGAAAAAATGGAATATCCCCGGAGAAGTCGTACTTTGAGTGCCCGGACTGCGAGGACAGGGGTTATACGGTCACACGCAGTGCCACCGGGGAGCTTATGACCCGGATCTGCCCTTGCCAGATACGCAAGGACAACCAGCGGCGCATTGAACGAAGCGGTCTTGCCGGTCTGCTGGAAAGCTGTACGCTGGAGACGTACCAGACGGCGGAGACGTGGCAGAAGCAGGCCAAGCAGATGGCCGAGGCGTATATCACGGGCTGGCGCGGAAAGTGGTTCTATGCCGGGGGGAACCCCGGCAGCGGCAAGACGCACCTGTGCACGGCGATCTGCGGGAAGCTGATGGAGGCAGGCTTGCCGGTGCGGTACATGCAGTGGCGGGCGGACATTCCCTCCATCAAGGCAAAGGTAAACGATGCAGAGCTGTATGCAGATGCCGTTGGGAAACTGAAAACCATCCGCGTGCTTTACATCGACGACTTTCTCAAGGGCAACGTGACGGAGGCCGACCGGAACATTGCGTTTGAAATACTCAACGCACGGTACATAAAGCCGGAGTGCGCCACGATCATCAGCTCCGAGAGGACGATAGGCCAGATATTGGACTGGGACGAGGCGATAGGATCCCGCATTGCGGAGCGGTCAAAGGGCTTTACCATGAGCGTGACGGGCAGCGGGAAGAACTGGAGGCTGAGATGAACGACGGCGCATGGAAGATCGCGTCTGGCAGGCTGTGCGCCGACTGTGTGCGGGCTATGTGGTTGGAGTACATATTTGCCCCCGACCCGTATATCTGGGCGCCCGGAACCTGCGACCGCTGCGGCGAGCAGAAGAAGCAGACCGCAAGGCTGCGGTACACGATGAACAAGCGAGGATTGGAGAAAAGAGGACTGGAGAATGGGCTTAAAAAGTGATGATCTGGCGCGGCTGTCCCCTGCGGCGCAGAAGCAGGTCATGGAGAAGATTCGGAAACCGGGGAAGTACAAGGCGCAGAAGACCAAGCGCGGCAAGCTGACCTTCGACAGCAAGAAAGAGGCGGAGCGATACGACGCGCTGGTGCTGCTGCAAAAGGGCGGGGAGATACGTGGGCTGAAATTGCAGGTGCGGTACTGCTTGCAAGAGGCGTACACGACGTTTGAGGGCGACCGGGTGAAAAGTATCGACTACATTGCGGACTTCGTGTACGAGTGCAGAACGGCTCCTGACAGCTACGGCCAGCGGTATTGGTTTCCGGTGGTGGAGGACGTGAAGGGGATGCGTACCCGCGAGTATGCCATGAAAGCAAAGCTGTTCCGCAGTAGGTACGGGTTCGCTATACGGGAGGTGTGACGTGGGCAAGCAGCATTTGAGCCGGGATGACCGCATTTTCATGGACGGCAAGCGCAGAGGTACGCAGGAGTGCATGGACATGGTGGCAATGGCGCTCATCGACAAATGCGGCTGGCACGTCCAAGAGGAGACAGCGGACAGCCGGGACACGCAGAGCATTGCGTATCTGTACGAGTGCCTGGAGAAACTGGCGGAGGAGATAAACGATGGCCGCATCAAGCGGAAGCACATCAAGGATATGCTGAAGGATGAGTGCGGCGTTGTGTTTGGAGATTAGGAGGTGATTTAGGTGAAACATTTAGGCGATATTACGAAAATAAATGGGGCAGAGATTGAACCCGTTTGGTGTATTACAGGTGGTTCACCTTGTTAGACAGGATCTATCCATCGCCGGGAAACGCGCCGGTTTGGCGGGAGCGCGAAGCGGCCTGTTTATGGATCAGGTACGCATCGTAAAAGAAATGAGGGAGGCGGACAAAAGGAATGGACGGACAGGTGACATGGTCAGACCTCGGTATCTCGTGTGGGAAAACGTGGTCGGAGCCTTCAGCAGCAATAGAGGAAAAGACTTCGCAGCCGTGCTCGAAGAGATCATCAAAATCGTCGAGCCGGAAGCCCCCAGTATTGAAGTGCCTGAAAAGGGCTGGCCTACCTGGGGAGGGTATCACGATGAAATGGGAGGACGATGGAGCGTGGTGTGGCGAACTCACGACGCACAACACTGGGGAGTGCCCCAACGCCGTCGTCGTATCTCGGTTGTCGCAGATTTTGGAGGAGACACCGCATCCGAAATACAATTTGACGGCGAAAGCGTGTCAGGGGATATTGCGGAGAGCGGAGAGGCGGGGGAAGGACCTGCCGAAGCTGCTGAAAGCGGTTTTAATCCGGCAGTCGCAAGGAGCCTCACCGCAAGAGCGGACGGAAGCCCCTGCGCCGACAGAGGCCCCAACATCGTATGCAGTCCGCATCAGGGGGGGCTGTGACGGCGGAGGAAAAGGCGCGTTAGTGCAGGTGGAGAAAAGCGGAACGCTGGGAACAGGGAACGATCAGACGATATTTGCGGCTATCCCCATCAACGACAAAGCCACCAGATGGCAGGGCGGCGGAGAGAGCCGCAACCACGATGGCAGCGGCAACGGTCTTGGCATCGGCAAAGAGGGCGATCCATCCCCCACGCTGACCGCCGGCGACCGCCACGGGGTAATGTGCATGACACCTTGGGACGCACAGAGCCAGCGCGTGTACGACGGAAACGGCGTTTCACCTACGCTCAGTTCCCGTGAAAACAGTGGTCTGAACCGCGAAGCTGTGCTATGTGCCGGGTTTAAGGCCGGACAGGGTGCACAGGCGGGCGGCATCGGGTACAGTGAGGAAGTATCGCCCACGCTGGCGGCGGCACCCAGCGGGACGAACCAAACCCCGGCAGTGGTGGCGCTGGACATGACACACGCCTGTGACGTCATCCGCGAGTGCGGGGAGCAAGTACCGGCGTTGCAGGCTCGAATGGGGACAGGCGGCAATCAAGTGCCGCTTATATACCAGATGAACGGGTTTGGAGATTACCGTGCCGCCGAGGTTGCAAGCAGCTGCAAGCAACGGGACTTTAAGGACAGCACAGACCTTGCTATCACACACATGGTCGTGCGCCGCCTAACGCCGATGGAATGCGAACGGCTGCAAGGATTCCCTGACCACTGGACGGACATCGGCGAGTGGACGGACGAAAAGGGAAAGAAGCACAAGGACGCGGACAGCCCACGGTACAAGGCGCTGGGCAACTCCATCGCCCTGCCCTTCTGGGATTGGATGATGCGGCGTATGGCGCGGTATTTGCCGGAGGGCGCGACGCTGGGGAGCTTATTTGATGGAATCGCAGGTTTCCCGCTGATCTGGGAGCGGATACACGGCAAAGGCACGGCGCGCTGGGCAAGCGAGATCGAGCCGTTCCCCATCGCGGTGACAAAACTGAGATTCGGGGAGGAGTAGAATGTCAAAGTCTGTTAAAGCACCATTTAAGTTTTCGTATACGCAACCGTCATTAGATTGGTTTGAGACTATCAACGTAGAGATCAAGCCAGACGACTACTATTACTTTGAACTCCAGCGGAGATATGGCTCTGACTGGTGGCTTATCGGACAAAATCCGCCCCCAAAAAATTCTACACGGCACGAATGGTCGGAAACAGCGCTCGGGAGAATTTCCTGCCGTGACATTGCAAAGTTTGTTGAGTGGGCGAAAATTGACGGTGGTGGAAGCAAAATTGTTGAAATCTCGGCAATTAGCGGCTCTATTGACCTTCTTCGCGAAATTAAAGCGCTTTTGCTTAACCCCGGCATCGCCAGAGCGATGGCGGAGCAATAGGGCGGAGACATTAGTGAGGTATTGACAATGAGCATCGGAGAACCATTTAGCTGGAAGCCTGCCGCATTTGAGGGCAGCAACGGCATTATGAGCGTGACTACGAAAGAGACGACTGCGCATGGGCGCGTCGTCTACATCAACGAGGCGCACCGCTACTTTACGGCGGAGGCGGATATCAATGGGAATAAGCTCAGAGAGAGCTTTAAATTTTAACAAAAATCAGGAGGAATTTCATCATGAACAACAAACAGGACTATATCGTTCGCTGTGACCGCGCGGGTGTGTTTTTCGGCAAGATTAAGGAGCGAAACGGCTCCGAGGTCACCATGACCGAGGTTCGCAAGTTGTGGAACTGGGACGGAGCGTGTGCCGTGGAGCAGTTGGCGCAGGACGGCACGAAAGCACCGGGCAACTGCCGTTTTACCGTGACGATCCCCGAAATGACCGTGCTGGGCGCGATCCAGATTATCCCGTGCACGGATACGGCATCGGTATCGCTCCGCGGCGTAAAGGAGTGGAAGAGATGACGCTTGATGATAAGGTCAAGGCATTCCTGTCAGTGAACTACGGCTCCGGCGACGGCTACGGCTACGGCTACGGCGACGGCTCCGGCTACGGCGACGGCTACGGTATTAAACGCTTCAACCGGGAGCCAGTTTATCGAATTGACGGCGTGAATACGCTGATTCGTTCCGTGCGCGGCAACACTGCGCACGGGGCAATCGTGACCAATGATTTGACGCTTGCACCGTGCTACATCGTCAAGCAGGACGGGGTTTTTGCGCACGGTGAAACGCTGCGCGAGGCAATGGAGGCGCTGCGAGACAAGCTTTTCGAGGATATGCCGGAAGACGAACGCATCGACACGTTTCTGCGCGAAACAGATTGCAAGAAAGCATACCCGACACAGTATTTTTACGATTGGCACCACCGTTTGACCGGCTCATGTGACATGGGGCGAAAGCAGTTCGCCCATGACCACGGCGTTGACCTCGAGCACGGCATGATGACGCTTACGGAGTTTTTGGAGATGACGAAGGACGCTTACGGTGGCGATGCGATTCGGAAAGTGATCGATCTGGTGGGTGCAAAGACTGCCGCACTGCGGGAAGTACAAACAAGCACACGAGGGCGCCTGTGACGGGTGCAGATGGAGGGAAATGTGATGGAACGTCTGACAAAACGCGGCACCGATGGACAGGCAATGATGGACTGTGAGAAGTGCAAAGCGGATTGGACGGGTAAGCATGGCAAGCCGATGGCTGACTGCACCGCGCTGTACTGCCGCAATCGCCTCAAGGATCGCCTCGCCGCCTACGAGGACAGAGAGTGTGCGCCGGAGGAAGTTCTACCGAAGGAAAAGGCAGACGAGATCGCGTTGAAGCTCATGCGCCTTGCTGATTTGGAAAGCCTTTGCAGCTATACCCGCCTGCGCGAGCTGGCCGAGGCCGACAAGGACGGTCGGCTGGTGGTTCTGCCGTGCAAGGTGGGAGATACGGTGTATCGGCTATTTGCAGGGAATCCCGACAACCCTGTGATTGCAACGCTCAAAATAAACACCGTGGCCGAAGCGGTAAAGCTTATTGGCAAAATGGGGATGCACAAATACATCGGGACATTCCTGACCCGCGAGGAGGCGGAGAAAGCATTGGAGGCGATGAAATAGTGGATTGCTTTAATTATTCATGCCCTTTTCGAGAAAACACGTCAAGTAGTTGCAATAGGTGTGAGTGTGTAGCCTGTCAAAACAGAAGTGAGGCTGTGACATATATTGCAAGCAACCGCACATTGACAGAGGCGGATATAAAAGCATTGGAGGCGATGAAGGATGCTTGAGATATGCCCCATGACGCTGAAAGAGGCCAATTCCTACGTTGAGCAGTACCACCGACACCACAGGCCCGTGGTGGGGCACAAGTTTTCCATTGGGCTGTCCGATGGAGAAAAAATCGTAGGCGTTGCCATTGTCGGGCGTCCGGTGTCCCGGCATCTGGACGATGGCTGGACGTTGGAAGTCAACCGGCTTTGCACAGATGGAACTCGCAATGCCTGCTCTATGCTGTATGCGGCTGCGTGGAGGGCAGCACGGGCGATGGGCTATAAGCGGCTCGTAACGTATATCTTAGAGAGTGAAAGCGGCGTGAGCCTCAAGGCGGCCGGCTGGAAATATGTCGGTCAGGCTGGAGGGTTGCGATGGACGGGGAAACGCCGTCCAGAAGTAGACCTTTGCCCGGCGCAAATGAAAATAAGGTTTGAACGGACATTGGAGGAGATGAAATGAGCCAGCTATGGAATTGGTGCGCGTTCTGCGGAAAGCGCATCGAAACGGGCGAAAAGTGCTACGGCTTGCCAAACGGAGAGAGCGTATGCACAGATTGCTGTGTTGCAGAAAACGAGGGAGCGGCTGTATCCAACGGGGAGGAAGAACGGGAGGACGACAATGGCTGAATACATTGAGCGGGAAGCTGTGATTGATCTAATCACACGTCGGTACGAAAATCCGGAAATCTGCACGCAGGAAATCAACAGTATTCCCGTCGCCAACGTTGCGCCGGTGACGCGGTGCAAGGACTGTGCGAACAGCTACGAAGACGCGTTCGGTCGCGTATGCACTTACGGCATCTGCGTTGATTGCACAGTTCCAGACGACTTTTACTGCGCAAGCAGCAAGCCGAAGGAGGGCGCAGAATGAGATTCCTGGTGACACTAGCGCTGGACGCGCCGGACGACGCGGATCCGCAGGGGATCAAAGAAAAAGTGGCGATGGACTTTGAAAAGTATGGCGGCGTGCGCGTGGTCAAGGTCGAGCGCATGGAAGAGTATCAACAAATAACGATGGAGGTGCAAAATGGCAATTAACGTGAAGAAGTACACCAAAGAACAGATGGAGAAGATGGTGGAGGACACGCAGGAGAAGACTGCGGCGCTTGAAGCGGAAATCACCGAGCTGAAAAACTGCATCGACGCGAAGAATGATCTGATCGCCGAATATGCGAACCTAAAGGCGGCGATGCAGCGAAAGAATGTCGCCCTGACCGAGCAGATCAGCCAGATGAACGGCGAGGCCATCAACAAGGCAAACGAGATCGCAAACCTGAAAGCGGACGCGGATGCGCTGCGAAATAAACTCGCTGATACTGAGGCGGCGCTTACGAGAGGGGGCGCACCTGTCAATAGTCCGTGCATCGAGCATGACAATGTAAATCACCCCGCGCATTACACGGCGGGAGGGGTCGAGTGCATCGACGCCATCGCAGCTGCATTGACGTGCCAGAAAGACCCGATGCAAGCATGGCTGACGGGACAGGTGCTCAAGTACATGTGGCGTTGGCCGCTGAAAAACGGCAAGGAAGATCTGCGAAAGGCGAGATTCTATCTTGACAGGCTAATCAACAGCGCGGGAGATGATTGAGGTGATGCGATGAGCACGTTTCCAGACCGCTTACGCAGATTGCGCGAGCGCCACCAACTAAAGCGCTGCGTATTATCCGAGCTGTGCGGGCTGAACCGCAACACGATCAAGCGCTACGAGATGGGGACGCAGAAACCGTCAATGGACGCGCTGATAAGCATTGCTGACTATTTCGGCGTGTCGATTGATTACCTTCTTGGCCGATCTGACTACCCCAAAAGTTTATAAAAAATTTTTGCAAAACTCACTTATAAGTGAGTCAGGGCATTGCAATTATGGGAGAATTGAGCCGCAGAGGTGTAAAAGCCTTTGCGGTTCTCTCATTTATGGCGTTTACCTCCCGCGCCATAGCGGGGCGCGGTGCTTTTTATCTTTTCACACCGCCTCCGCAACATGCCGCACGCGCGATGCAGCCCACGATCAGGGCCGAGAGGTCGCACCTCTCATGCGGCACAGGACCCCGCGCACTTCTCAACGATGTGTCCCAGGGGAGACATTTGCAGACGTAGCTCAGTGGGTAGAGCACCGCGCCGGGAGGTATGCGCAGGTTCAAATCCTGCCGTCTGCACCAGATGCCGGGTCGCGCCCGGACAATGCTTAATGGATTCAGGTGAGGCGAAAGCTGGGTACAGACGTGCCAATGACAAAGGCCAGTGGTGGGGGGCCGGTGCGTCAGACAAGGAAGGAAGTGAGCAAAATGGCAAAGGTAGGGTGCCCAAGAAAATACCAAAGCGTCAAGCAAATGCAGAAAGCCATTGACGCTTACTTTGAGAGCTGCAAGGGAGAACCTATTATTGGCGATGATGGTCAGCCGCTGATGGATAAATACGGCAACGTCATCCTGATAGGGCAGAAGCCGCCCACGATAACGGGGCTTGCGTTGGCGTTGGGGTTTACGGGCAGACAAGCGCTGATTGATTATCAGGCGAGGCCTGAGTTTACGGACACGGTTACGCGTGCGAAGTCCATGTGCGAGGAATACGCAGAGGCGCGGCTGTATGACCGTGACGGCGCGAATGGCGCAAAGTTCAGCCTGAGCTGCAATTTCGGGTGGCGCGAAGTCAACGAGACAAAGATAAGCACAGATGGTGTCAAGGTGATAATTGATGTCTGACATCCGCCTGTCTGAAAAAATCGGTTCTGCGTTCTACGACGTGGCGCATGACGTGTTTCTGCATGGTCACACGCACTACGATTTTAGCGGCGGGCGCGGTTCGTTGAAGTCCTCCACGGTGTCTGTACTTGTCCCCCTGCTGCTGATAAACAATCCTGGTACACACGCGCTGGTTCTGCGCAAGGTGGCAAACACGATCCGCGATAGCGTATATGCGCAGTATATCTGGGCAATCGGTGAACTGGGCATGGCGGCGTATTGGGAAGCAAAGGTTTCCCCGATGGAGCTGATCTACAAGCCTACCGGCCAGAAAATCATGTTCCGGGGCGCTGATGACCCCATGAAAATCAAGTCCATCAAGGTGCCGTTTGGCTACATTGCCGTGACGCATTTTGAAGAGAAAGACCAGTTTGCCGGCCGTGCCGAGATACGAGCGATTACACAGTCCACAATGCGCGGCGGGTCGAAGTATTGGAACTTTGAAAGCTACAACCCGCCGATAAGCCGCGATAACTGGGCGAACAAGGACAGCCTGGAAGAACGCACAGACAGGCTGTGCCACAAGTCAACGTATCTGCAAGCGCCGCCTGAATGGCTGGGTGAGCAGTTTTTAGCGGAGGCGGAACATCTCAAGGCCACAGACGAGAGAGCGTACCAGCATGAGTATTTAGGCATTCCTGTGGGCACGGGTGGCAATGTGTTTGACAACCTGGAGCTGCGGGAGATCACCGACGAGGAAATGTCGCACTTCGACCACATCTATCAGGGCGTGGACTACGGTTGGTTCCCAGACCCCTTTGCTTTTATCCGCCTGCATTACGACAGAGCGCGGGAGACTATCTACCTGATGGATGAAATCTATCAGAACAAGCTCACCAACGAGGCAAGCGGCAACATCATTATTCAGCGTGGATATAAAGATGCATATATCACCTGCGACAGCGCAGAGCCTAAAAGTGTGGCAGACTACCGCGCTATGGGCCTTCCGGCAAAAGCAGCTGTCAAAGGCCCCGGCTCTGTTGACTACGGTATGAAGTGGTTGCAGCGGCGCAAGATCGTCATTGACCGGAAACGCACACCAAACGCATACAACGAGTTCGTAAATTACGAATACGACCGAAACAAAGACGGAGATATTATCAGCGGCTACCCGGATGAGAATAACCACTTGATAGATGCTACCCGGTACGCCGTTGAGCGCATTTCCCGTCGGATGGGAGTTATTGCATGAGTAACGCGGTTATCATCAAACTGAATGAACTGGGCTATACCACCATCCCGGACAGTTTCTACAGCAAAGTGTACGAGTGGAAAAGCTGGTATCAGGGTAACGTTAAAGGCTTCCACAACTACAGTGTGCAGAACGGTGAGCGACAGGTGAAGTGTAGGCGCTACTCCCTTGGCATGGGGAAAAAGCTGTGCGAGGATTGGGCCAATCTCTTGATGAACGAGAAAGTCAAAATCACGCTTGAGGGGCAGAAAGAGCAGGACTTTATTGACCTGGTGCTGACGGAAAACAACTTCACCGTAAAGGCGAACGAGATGCAAGAAATGAAGTCCGCACTGGGCACTGTGGCCTATGTTCCCCGCGTCATTGGGCAGGAGATCAGCGAAAGCGGGGATATTGTACCAGGCAACGCATCCGGTATTGTGCTGGACTATGTGACCATCGAGAACATTTATCCGCTGTCCTGGCAGAATGGATATATCAGCGAGTGCGCGTTCTCTTCCGAAGTCACGCGTGCCGGTAAAGATTATATGTACTTGCAGATACACCGGCGTGAGGACAACGGCAACTATGTCATTGAGAACCGCATTTATCGGTATGACAATGAGCAACTGGCGGACGAACAGCTTGTTAATGTCAAGGGATTTGAAAATATCCCACCTTTGGTGCACACAGGTAGCGACAAGCGGCAGTTTGTCATTGACCGGCCTAACATCGCCAACAACGTCAACTATCTGCTGCCGACCGGTATCGCAATCTACGCCAATGCTATTGACGTGTTGCAGGGCGTGGATATTGCCTACGACAGCTACGTTAACGAGTTCAAGCTTGGCAAAAAGCGCATCATGGTCAAGCCGTCTGCGGCGCAGTATCTTGACGGTTCCCCAGCTTTTGACCCTGACGATGTGGTTTTTTACGTCATGCCGGAGGATACAGAAGACGGCGCAGTTGTAACGCCAATTGACATGACGCTGCGGACGGCGGAGCACAACACCGGCATTCAGGATCAGCTCAATATTCTTTCCAGCAAGTGCGGCTTTGGCGAGACCTATTACCGCTTCGACGGTGGCAGCGTAGCAACTGCCACACAGGTCATCAGCGAAAACTCTACCATGTTCCGCACCATAAAAAAGATGGAGATCGTGCTGGAGCAGGCATTGGTGGAGCTGTGTCGCATTTTGCTTCGGCTGGGTAACACGGCCATGAACGCTGGTCTGAATGAGGACGTGGAGATCTCCATTGACTTTGATGACAGCATCATTGAGGACAAGCAAACCGACTTTTCCCGTGATATGCAGCTTCTCAGCGCTGGCATTATGAACGACTGGGAGTTCCGCATGAAGTGGATGAACGAGGACGAGGCGACCGCAAAGGCGGCACTGCCGAAGATGCAGGACATGACCACGGAGCAGCAGAACGAAGTGGAGTGAGGTGACGGTCAGTGCCGAAATACCCATTTCCCCCTTCTGTTTTGGATGCCCTTCCCGAAGAATTGGCAGAGCTGTACCGCGGACTTGAGGACACGCTGCTGACGGAGATATGCTCCAGGCTAAAGCTGCGGGACGAGCTTAACGAGGTCGCGGTTCAGGACATTAAGGCGCTGCGGTCACACGGCATCGATCTGAAAGAGATTGAGAAAGCCATACGCAAAACTTCAGGTATCAGCGAAGCAAAGTTGAATACGCTGCTTGACGATGTTGTGGAGCGCAACCAGAAGTATTACACCGAGTTAATTGACCTTGCGCACATCACGCAGCCGGAAACAATGGTAAGCGTAGAAGATACTTGGGCAATATACGAGCAGACGAAGCAAACACTGCGCAACATAACGCGCTCAATGGGATTTTTAGTGAACGCTGGCCGCACAATGCTACCCCCTGCAAAGGCGTACCAATGGGCTTTAGATGCCGCTACATTGAAAGTAGAAAGCGGGGCTATTTCTTATGGGCAAGCCATCAAAGACGCCGTTAGGGAGCTTGCAAGCGGCGGCCTGCGGGTAGTGGACTATGAGAGCGGACACCGTGACCATGTAGACGTAGCTGCCCGACGTGCCGTAATGACTGGCGTGTCACAGTTGTGCAGTAAGTACACGGAGCAAGCGGCGGAATACCTGGAGACGCCGTATTATGAAGTGTCTGCCCACGCCGGGGCGCGTGATGTACCAGGAAGGTCGCCGTGGGCATCGCACAAGGAGTGGCAAGGCAAAGTGTATTCCACCCGCAGCGGTGACATCTACCCGAACATCTACGAGGTGTGCGGTCTGGGTGCTGTGGATGGTCTGGAAGGAGCCAACTGCCGTCACCGCCGCAACGTTTGGGTTGAGGGCGTAAGCGAACGCACCTACACAGACAAACAGCTTGACCATATCGACGATGGTTTGGGCTGTACGTTTGAGGGCAAGACCTATACGGCATACGAAGCCACGCAGGAGCAGCGCAAGGTGGAGCGCACCATACGCAAGCTAAAGCGCGAAAAGGCGGCGTACAGTGCCGCAGGGCTGACAGACGAAGAACAGGCAGTGAATATCAAACTGCGCCGCCTGAATGCAAAGTACAAGGCGTTCAGTAAGGCGGCGGGGCTGCCGGAGCAGCGGGAAAGGATGAAGGTGCTGTATGAGAATTAAAGCAAGAAGTTACGAAGGAATTGTGCTTGAACTTGACGGAGATGTGCGAGTGCTGCGTGATTACACCCGCGAGATTGTGCGCGTGATCAAGTATCAGGTTGTAATTCTGTGTGATGATGGCGCAAAAGTTGAGCTTACAGATGTAGCCCCAAAAGAAATTGAGGTAGTCAATGAACCGTGATGAAATTGTACAGGCTATCGAAGCCATTTTGAAGCGCGGCAACAACGCAGAAGTGCGGCGAAAGGGTGACGGCGTTATCGTGCTGGAAGTCCAAAAGAAAATCAAATATCAATCCTCTGTGTAATCGGGCACCGGGAAGGGCAATAGGAGCCAACTGCTGACAGTTTATCAGTGGTTGGCTTTTGTTTTTCAGTAAAAACCGCTGGTGCGGATTTTATACAAAAATTGGCTATCTGCAAGCCTAAAAGAGCAGGCGGGGCGGTCACGGCAACGACCTAAAAAGCCTATCCCGTAAGGAGTTGAACATGAAGAAAGAAGAGCTGTTGAACATCGGCCTGACGGAAGAGCAGGCGGACAAGGTGTTTGCCATGAACGGCAAGGACATCGAGAAGCACAAGAAAGCCGCAGAGGACGCAAAGGCGGACAAGGACGCGCTGGAGCAGCAGGTCGCAGACCGGGATAAGGACATCGCGGAACTGAAAAAGACCAGCGGTGACGCTGCCAAAATCCAGGAAAAGCTGGACGAGCTGCAAGGCAAGTACGACAAGGAAACCGAAGCGTACAAAGCACAGCTTGCACAGCGGGATTATCAGACCGCCATTGACAAGGCGATTGCCGACAGCGGCGTGAAGTTTTCCTCCAAGTCTGCGGAAAAGGCTTTCCGCGCGGGTATCGGAGACAGCAAGCTCGAAATGAAGGACGGCGCTTTGGACGGGTTCGACAAGTACCTGGAAAAGGCAAAGTCCGAGGATCCCAGCGCATTTGTAAAGGCTGGCGCTCGTGTTGACACGCAGGGTTCGCTTGAGGGCGGCACTCGTGAAACAAAGCCTACGTCTTTGCTGGGTGCGCTCCACGAAAAATACGACAAGTAAAGGAGACAATGACACATGGCTATTACTCTTGCTGATGCTAAGGTCGGCATGGCCGACAAGGTCGACCAGATGATTGTCGACGAATTTCGCCGCAGTTCTCTGCTGCTGGACAGACTGGTGTTTGATAACGCCATCTCTCCGGGCACTGGTGGTTCCACCCTGACCTACGGCTACATTCAGCTGAACACCCCCTCCACCGCCGCTGTTCGTGCAATCAACAGCGAGTACACCGCCAACGAAGCCAAGCGCGTTGAGAAGACCGCAAAGGCCATCATCATGGGCGGTTCCTTCTCCGTTGACCGTGTGCTGCAGAACACCTCCGGCGCTGTGGATGAGCTGGCATTCCAGGCGCAGCAGAAGATCAAGGCGACCAGCAACTACTTCCATAACCTGGTCATCAACGGCACCTCCGCCGCTACCGGCGCTGGTTATGTGACCGGCACCTTTGACGGTCTGAAGAAGCTGCTGTCCGGCACTTCTACGGAACTGTCCTCCGGCATCAACCTGTCCACCTCTGCTCTGCTGGATAGCAACGCCAACGCGTTCATTGACCAGCTGGATCAGCTGGTGCACACCATCGACGGTGACACTACCATGCTGATGATGAACAGCGATATGCTGATGAAGGTCCGCTCCTGCGCGCGCCGTGCCGGTTACTACGATCGTACAAAGAACGACTTTGGCCAGGTGGTGGAGACCTTTGCCGGTATCCCCCTGATGGACATGGGCAAGCACTACAACGGCACTTCCTCTGTGGACGTTATCGGCACTTCTGCCGCTACCGCTGCCGCCGACGGCACCACCAGCATCTACGCGGTGAGTATCGGTTTGGACGGCTTCCACGGCATTTCCCCCACCGGCAACAGCGTCATTTCCAGCTATATGCCTGACATGAACGCCCCCGGTGCCGTAAAGACCGGCGAGGTCGAGCTGGTGGCCGGCGTGGTGCTGAAGAACACCCTCAAGGCCGCTGTGCTGGACAACATCATCCTGTCCCCCAAGACCGGCAGCTGATTTGAAAGGAGCTGGCTTACATGACATACGCTGATTATACCTATTACTCCGGCACCTATATGGGCACCGTGAGCGAGGAAGATTATCCGCGTCTGGCTGTACGGGCCAGCTCCTTCCTCGATTACTACACGCAGAACCGGGCAAAAGATAACGCCGATATGGACGCTGTAAAAATGTGCTGCTGTGCACTTGTGGACAAGTATCAGCTGATCGAAGCCGCTCAGCAGCTTGCCGCAACCAAACTGACGAACGCGGCGACCGGCGATGACGTGAAAAGCGAAACGGTAGGCGGGTACTCCCGGACGCTTGCCAGCGGCGGTGAAGCTGCCGCGTCTGCGCTGAGTGCAACAGACGGTGCGAAGAAACTTTTGGCGGCGACCTGTAACGAGTATCTGGCACATACCGGGCTTTTGTATCGGGGAGGGGGGTGCTGTGGTTGTACGCGCCCCACACTATAACGGTCTACAATGCCGTGCAGGAGACTGACCCAACGACCTTTGAGGAAATCACAAAGCTGTATGTGACCATCCTGCGCAGCGTTATGCTGCAGGCCAGCAAGGCGGTCAACGTGCGTGAAAGCGGACTTGAGAGCGCGGACGCGGTAAACCTGTACATTCCGTTTTCCGCGGAAGCGGTGGACGGCACGACAGGCAAGGCCAAAACTTACGCGCCCCCGCAGGCGTTTCTTGCGGCGGCGGACAAGTCCGGGCTGTGGACGCTGTCTGTGAACGGTAATGGCGGGCTGACTTTCTTTGTGAAAGGCGAGTTTGTCACCGACAAAGAGGACGTGGCTATGGCACAGGACGGCTGCTACAACGTAACCAAAGTGGACGAGAAAGATTTTGGCAGCGTGGATATGCAGCATTGGGAAGTCGGAGGGGCATAAAATGTCGCTCAAGTTCTCTGTTGACGTGTCCGGCATGGACGATGTAAAGCGGCAGCTTGCAAGGGCATGTGACCGCGCTGAAAGCGTTTTAGCGCAACAGGTGATGAAAGATACCACCCCATTTGTTCCTGCGCTTACGGGCTCTCTGACGCAGAGAACGCGGGTGGTAGGCAACGAGGTCATTTACCCCGGCCCATACGCCCGCTTCCTGTACTACGGTAAGGTGATGGTAGACCCGGCGACCGGCAGCACATACGCACCCAAAGGCGGGCACAAGGTGGCCACAGACCGAAATCTTGTATTTAACACAACAATGCATCCGCAGGCACAGGCGCATTGGTTTGACGCTTCTAAAGCGCAGAACATAGAGAAGTGGGTGCGGGTGGCAGATAAGGCGGTGAAGAAATTTGGAAAAGATTAAAAAGGCCGTGTCGGCGGCGGAAGAAGATCAGGTATCGCGCAAGCTGCTTGTGTGGCTGAACACATACCCAGAGCTGCCAGTTGACCTTATCCGCTTTGAGTTTCTTCCCGCCGACACTTACGCTATGGCGATGTCGACCATCCAAGCGGCTTACATCGTGCGGAAGTATATCACCGGCGGTTATGTGGCGGAGTATCAGTTCAAGATAATCTACCGAGTTAAGCCGGGGAACAGCAACGACAAACGGCTCAAGGCTGACGAACTGTTGAACGCTATCGGGGATTGGGCAAACGGTCAAAAACCCGACATTGGCGATGACAAGCGCGTTATCAGCATGGAGCCAACCACGCGATCTTCCCTGTTTGCCATGTATGAAAACGGGGACGAAGATCACCAAATCCTTATGAAACTGAATTACGAGGTGAATGTATAATGGCAGATTTGGAATTCAACACCACCGTTGGCCAGACCATTGACCGCGAACTGCTTATTGCGTACCTGAACACCGGCACCGCATCCGCGCCTGTGTGGAGCGCTATCGGTAAGCGCGTCGAGGACAGCAGCGAGGAAATGGACTGGAGCACCGACACCAAGCAGGACATTCTGGGCCACACCTTTACGACCATGAAAAAGCCCACCATCACGCAGACCTTTGACCCCATCCCCTTGGACGCGGGCGATGCTGCGGCGGTGAAGATGTGGAACCTGGCCGTCAAAGACCAGGATGCCCAGGCGCTGGCAAATCAGGACATGATGATCGGCCACTTCTACGCCACCAGCGGCGAGGCGATGTTTGCGGAGCGCTACGACGCTTGCGCTATTGCCATCACCGGCATCGGCGGCGAGGGCGGCGGCACCCTGAATATCACCAGCGAGATCACCTATGGCGGCACCCGCACTGTGGGCACTGTGAAGAAGGGCAGCAGCGGCGCTATTGAGTTTACTGCGGCCTAAATAAAGGGGCGGGCAACCGCCCCTGTTTTGGAGGGAACACATGAAGGAATTGACAATCACCACCGGCGTACAGGAATACCACCTGAATGACAAATGCACAGTGTATTTTAATCCCAGCGATCCGGCGTTTGCAGACAAGCTTTACACAGCGGTTGACGCGCTTAAAAAGAAGCAGGATGCGCGGGACGATAACGTAGAAAAAATGAGCGCCCGCGAAATGTTTGACTGGCTCCGAAATATGGACGCCGAAATGCGCGAGACCATTGACGGGGTGTTTGAGCAACCGGTGTGTGAAGCACTGTTTGGCAATGTCAGCGTGTATGCCATCGCGGACGGTGCGCCGCTGTGGATGAACCTGATGGTTGCCATCATGGACGAGCTGGACGAGGGGATTAAGCGTGAAAAGGCTTTTCACAGTGAGAAGCTGGCAAAGTATACGGCCAAGTACCACAGATGATGTACGACCTTCCGACGAGCCTTGAGGTGTGTGGAACGGAATACCCAATAGAAACGGATTTCCGCGTGATACTGGACATATTCTCGGTGCTGTCTGCTGTTGAACTCAAGAGCGAAGAAAAGTGCATCGGCGTGTTGGGAATGTTTTACCCCGGTTTTTTCACTATGCCTGGGGAGCACATGGAAGAAGCGATAAAACAGTGCTTTTGGTTTATCAACGGCGGGAATGAGGAAACGCAAAAAAAGTCAACCAAGTTGATGGACTGGGAACAGGACTTTCGACTGCTCATCGCCCCCATAAACCGCATAGCGGGGCAGGAAGTGCGGGCGCTGCCGTATCTGCACTGGTGGACGTTCCTTTCGTACTACGGCGAAATCGGCGATTGCTACTTTGCGCAGGTCGTTCGTATACGCGATTTGAAAGCAAAAGGCAAACTGAAAGACAAAGCCGACAGGGAGTTTTACCGCAGAAACCGCGACGCTATCGACATCAAGCGGCGGTACTCGGAAACTGAGGAAGAAATCATTAAGGGCTGGACGTAAAAAAAGCCGCCCCGGAGGGCGGCTGCGTAGCGGTCATTGATTTGCAATAAATGTAATGTCATTTCCAGACCAAAAATCCGGGGTAAATCTGATTTCAAGCGTTTTCCAATCTGCTGGGACTTCGTAACCTATTACGCCGGACATCTTTTTCCCTGATGCAACAGTACCGTCCAGCTGATCTTTGTCTGCGGCCAATGTTCCGGTCATGCTCATGTTTGTGGAGTAGTCATCGACATACGCTTCAAAGGACATTATAGAGCTTATGGAAATATCTTTGCTGGATTTGTTTTCAATGACAAATTCGCAAAATAAAAACACGTTGCCGCTGTCTGGTGTGTAAAAACCTTCTCCGCTTGATTGGGTGCAAGACACAAATGTGACTTCAATGTCTTTAAGGGAGACAACGTCACCAACTGCAAATTCCGTTTTCTGCGGAGCAGTTGATCCGTTTCCGCCTTTTGCGTCTGTATCCCCCACCTTTTCTGGAGAATTCCCGCCAAGCGCAGTGCCAATAATGCCGATAGCAATAAACACAGCTATAACGATCAGCACAACCGGTTTTTCTGTTTGGCTCCACAAGCGGGACATACTTTCGCGGATTTTGCAATATCTGCGCCACAGGTCTTGCATTTAGTCATTTTATCCATTTTCTTCCACCCTCCAAGAGATTTTTTGTGGTTTGTTTATAATACCACACAAATACCATAAAAGCAAGTAGGTGATTGTATGGCAAACGCGGACGGCTCCGTTATCATCAAGGCCGACATTGACGATAAGCAGGCGCAGAAAGAACTCAATGCGCTGGAAAAGAAAATAGAAGCGCTACAGGAAAAGCTCACCAACAAGAAATCCGCGCGAGATACTTTGTTTACCCAAGCCAACAACTTAGGCGCACAGCTTGACGAAGCAAAGGCAAAACTGGCGCAGATGAAGGGCGGCAGCGAGTTCTTCTCCAGTGATGCTATCAAGCAGCAGGAGGCCGCTGTAGCGTCTATGGAAAAAGAATGGAACGCCATGAATGACAAACTGGACAAGCAGAACGCCGCTATCCGCGAGGGCGAAGCGGAGCTTGACCGAATGAAAGCAAAGGCCGGTGAGTTAGGTAAGCAGCTTGGCAATACCGGCAAGAACGCAGGAAAGATACAAGAAGGGTTAGACAAAGCATCCAAGGGCATGGAGGCATTCACAAAGCGCGTAAAAATGCTGGCAAAGCGGGCGCTGGTCTTTACCATCATCGCCCGTGCGTTGGCGGCCATCCGGGATTGGCTGGCGGACGTGGTGGCCGTAAACGGCGAAGCACGAGACGCTATTGCGCAGCTCAAGGGTGCGCTGCTGACGCTGGCACAGCCGCTTGTGCAGATTATTATCCCGGCGTTTACTGCGCTGGTTAAGGTATTGGCTACGGTGGTTTCGTTTATCGCAAATATTGTATCCGCACTATTTGGAACAACGGCAAAAGAAAGCGCCAATGCGGCAAAATCCCTGAATGACCAGAAGAACGCATATAAAGGCGTGGGGGGAGCGGCAAAGTCTGCAAGTAAACAGCTTGCGTCGTTTGATGAGATCAACAAGTTAAGCGGCGAAGGTGGCGGCGGATCCGGCATTATTCTACCGGATTTCAGCACGGCGGCAAATTTTGCATTTCTTGATAAAATCGCGGACAAGCTCAAGAAGATCGGGCAGGACATTGTAAACCTGTTTAAGGATGTCGCCGGGTTTATCGGCAACGTATTCTCCGGCGATTGGGGCGCAGCGCTGGACAACATCATCAACTTTGTAAACCACGCCCGTATTTTGCTGGCCGATTTGCTGGACTTTGTGGGGTATATCTTTGGAGCGATCATAGACACCATAATAGAAAAGTGCGGCCTTGCCGGTACTCCGGTAGGAGATATGCTGACTGGCATCAAGGACATTGTGCAGGGCGCGCTGGGGCTTATTTCCGGCATACTGACAGGCGACTTGGAAAAAATGAAACAGTCGGTTATCCAAATGCTTACCGGCGTGAAAACCTTTGTGTTTGGCATTTTTGACTGGTTCAAACTGGGGCTAACAAGTCTGCTGGACTGGCTGGACGGAAAAACAAACGGACGTTTCCACGAAATCATTGAACTGGCGAAAACCTATGTCAGCGATGTTATCGATGGCGTCAAACAAATCTTTGGTGGCTTTATTGATTTTCTGACCGGCGTGTTTACGCTGGACTGGAAAAAAGCGTGGGAAGGTATCAAAGAAATCTTCCGGGGTATCTGGAATACTATTGTCGGCGTTTTGGAGGCGGCTGTAAACCTCATCATCAAGGGTATCAACTGGCTTATTGACCAGTTGAACAAGATACACTTTGATATCCCGGATTGGATACCGGGTATCGGCGGTAAATCCTTTGGCATAAATATTTCCCATGTGAACGAGCTAAAAATCCCTCGGCTGGCGCAGGGCGCGGTTATTCCTCCCAACCGGGAGTTTATGGCAGTGCTTGGCGATCAGAAATCCGGGGCGAACATTGAAACGCCCCTTGCCACGATGGTGCAGGCGTTTAAGCAAGCCCTTGCGGAAAGCGGGTACGGCGGCAGCAATGAAGCCGTGTTGGTGCTGGACAAGGACGTGCTGGGCAAGGTAGTGTACCGGCTAAACAAGGCGGAGGGTACGCGCATCGGCGTTAATCTGTCGGAGGTGCAGGGATGAACTACATCAAACTGAACGGCATCTCTTTTGATGCCGATGTGGCGATCTCCAAGTACAATCGAAACTTTAACGTGCTGGACGGCGAAAACGCAGGGCGCGTAATGACGGGCCGCATGGTGCGTGACATCATCGGGACATACCTTGGCCATAAACTGACGGTTTTTCGGCGCGGCGACAACTACAAGGGACTGGACGATTTCTGGAACTACCTGTACAAACACAGCGTGGATGACTCCGTTATGCTGGAAGCGGCAGACGGTCAAACTACTATTGCGTATGAAGCGTATTACACCAGCGCGTCGCAGGACTTGGAGAAGGGCGATGGAGGCGTAAACTATTGGGGCGAGATCGAGGTGAACTTTGTCCCGATGGACGCGCAGCTCCGCCCCTGAGAGGTGGCCTATGTCGAAAACGACTATTCTGTACAAGGACATAGCCCCCGGCGCAGCGGATGACGCGACTGTGACCGCCACCGGCGGCACAGGAGACCTCACCCAAATCCCGCACGGCGCGGCTCCGGGCAAGCTTATTACGCTGGAACGGAGCCGCTGGGTGCTGGACGGCACCTTTGATGGCGTGTACGCGGAGGACAAGGTAGGCTTTTGGTCTACGGAGGTTTCCGGGGACAACGGAGAGTTTACCAACCCGCCCAAAATCACCATGACGTTTACACAGCAGTATTCCAGCATGGGCATCCAGCTCACCTTTGACGAGGACACAGGAGAGTATTGCAGCGAGGTAGAAATTTCGTGGTATCAGGGCGCGGTGCTGCGGCGGGCGCAGTCGTTCCAGCCTGACAACGCGGTGTACTTTTGCGATTGCCGGGTAGAGAGCTTTGACAAAGTGGAGGTCACTCTGAAAAAGACCGTAGTTCCCCATCGGCGTGCGCGGGTCAATGAGATCGTGCTGGGCGTGGTGCGTAAATTCGGGATGAACGAAATACGCAACGCATCCATCGTAAACCAGGCGAACGAAGCCGCCGTAGAGCTGCCGGTGTCCACGATGAACTGGACGCTTGACAGCCTGAAAGATGTGGATTACCTGTTCCAGCTGAAACAGCCGGTGGAGGTGTGGAACGACAACCGGCATCTGGGGACATACTACATTAACAACTCGTCACGCACGTCCGCAAACGTGTATGTGATAGAGTGCCAGGACGCGCTTGGAGTGCTTGAATACACGCCGTTCAGCGGAGGGGCATACCTTGATGGGGTGAGTGCGAAAACACTCTTAGGAACGCTTGCAAAGCCCTTTGAGGTGGAGTATGCAAGCGATGTCGAGGACACAACACTGACAGGCGTTATCGTTAAGGGCACCAACCGCAGCGCTATCCAGCAGGTCATATTTGCATGGGGCGTCTGTCTGGCAACAGACGGCGGGAACAAACTGCGGGTATTCAACCAGCCCACGAAGCCTATTCTTATCCCACGCGGGCGGACGTTCGTCGGATCTTCCGTTACAACCGGCGCGGTGGTCACAAAGGTAAACGTGACGGCGCATAGCTATGTAGAAGCCAGCAGCGGCAACGTGACCATCAATGGTGTTAAGTACAAAGACACTCGGACGGTGTACAGTGCCATCAACCCCAACGTGACCGCATCCGACCGGGAGAACGTAAAAGAAGTCACGGCGGCAACTCTTGTATCTGATGAGATTGGACAGGCGGTGGCGGATCGGCTGTACAAGTATTATTCGCTGCGTGACACGAACACGGCGACCGTGGTATACGGTGGCGAGAAGCTGGGCGACTGCGTGAGCATTTACACGCCGTGGGGCCTGCTGACCACAGGCAATCTTCACAAGATGGAGATAAAACTGTCCAACACGGTGGTGTACAACGCGGAAGTCACAGGCGCGTGGATCATCAGCCCGTACTTCTATTACAGCAACGACCTGTTCTCCGGGGAGGTGTAACCGATGGCGGAATATACAGCACAGGTGCCGAAGATAGCGGCGGCTGTACTGCTGCCGAACCCGGCGACCATCAATGGCAAGGTGAAGTTACAGGTAACGGTGATAGAGGAAACCGTCATCGTGTACCCCAGCTACTACTACAGCGGCGATCTATATGCGGGCGAAAGCCCCCATACACCGTACCCGCGTGTACCACAAGCATATCATTTCTTTTGCGGCGATATTTACGCCGGGGAGGTATAAATGGCAATCAAGACAGTAAAAGCAACGATTAACGGCCAGACATACGACCTGACACTGAACTCCGCCAGCGGCAAATGGGAAGCGACCATTACCGCTCCGGGGAAAACATCGTACAATCTGGCAGGCGGCTACTACAACGTATCCGTCGAAGCAACAAACGAAGCGGGCACAAAGGGCAGCGCGGACGCATCTACCGTAGACGGCCTGAAGCTGGTGGTAAAGGAGACTGTGGCACCGGTCATCACCATCGTGTCCCCCACGTCTGGCGCGTATGTGGCAAACAGCAAACAGCCGGTGGTATTCAACATCACGGATGAAACCGGCGGTTCCGGCGTGGACATCAGCACCTTGGTAGTCAAGCAGGACGGCACGGCTGTAGCGGCGGCGAACATCAAGCACACGGCTATTACCAATGGCTACAGCGTGACCTACACGCCGTCTGCTGCACTGAGCGACGGCAGCCACACCGTGACCATCAACTGCAAAGACCACGACGGCAACGCGGCTGCGGAAAAGTCCACGACCTACACCGTGGATACGGTTCCTCCAACGCTGAACGTGACATCTCCTGCGGACGGCCTTATTACGGCGGCTTCTTCTGTCACTGTGGCCGGTACTACCAACGATGCAACGTCCTCTCCTGTGGCCATTACCATCTCCCTGAACGGAACGGATCAGGGGACAATCCCTGTGGGCACCGGCGGCACCTTCTCCAAGGTGGTTACGCTGAAAAAGGGCAGCAACACCATTGTCGTCAAGGCAAAAGACGCGGCAGGGAAGGAAAGCTCCGTCACTCGTACGGTCACGCTGGACACTTCTGTGCCGAAGATCACGGCGGCGACCATTACGCCTAACCCGGTCGATACCGGTAAGACGATGGTCATTAGTGTTACCATTGAGTGAGAGGTGATAGCTTGAGCAGAGATATTCGCGTATCGCTCCCCGCCGCCATCGTCTACGTGTCCGGTTCGGTCAACGGCAAGGATTACGTGTGGACGCTGGACGGCGAAGCGTGGAAAGCCACGGTAGACCGTGCTTCGGATGAAAAGTACGCCGTATCTTTGACGGCTATCAACGCGGCGGGCACAAGCGCCAGTTACCAGTTTACCCTTAACTACGGTATGCTGTCCCTTATTACGGACAGAACGCAAGCAGACGTGGATGGCGTGATAGCCGCGCTCAGTCGGATAGAGGCTGGGCGCGGCACTCCGGCGGACGTGCTTCTCCTGAGCGACAACAAGGGGTCGTACAACTACACTGACCTGAACCGCGTTGCGGGAGCTGTGCTGTACGTGGCGGAGGAATTGGAAGCGAATGGTTATAGCGTGACGGTAACGGCAAAGCAAGGGTGGGCGGAAACGGACATTCCCACGCAGGCGGACATTGACCAATACCTCGCGGACATCGCAGAAATACGCAGTGCGCTGCCTGTGCCGGCCAATACCCCAAAGGCGCCGACAATGCCGCTGGACTATCGAAAGGCCAACGACATTGAAAGCATCCTCATACTGGTAGACCAGCTCGTGCAGAACATAGCCAAGTCGTGGTTTTACTCGGGAGACTTGTACTCCAACGAATTCAAATAATAAACGTTACTCCCGGCCAATCGGGGCACGGGAAAGGGCAATAGGAGCCGACTATGGGAACGTAGTCGGCTCCATCTTTTTTAGAAAGGAGCAGATATGCAGGACAGAATTTCCCTTTATCCTGGCCGCGTCAAGCTCACGCCTGTTTCCGGGCAGGACAACGTGTACGACATGACCCGGCAGGACAACCCCACCACGGAGGGCACACCGCTGAACAAGTCCACGCTGCTGACGGACGAGGTGGCGGAAACGCTGGGGCTTGACCCGGCAACGGCTACGCCCTCTCAGGCCATCAACGTCGTGGCGGGCAAGGCAACGGACAAGAAGCTATCGCTGACGCTGGCGGCGGCAAGATGGACAGGGAGCGCAAGCCCCTACACCCAGGGCGTGACCATCACAGGCGGAACGGCCACCAGTCAGGCGGACATTCAGGCAGACGCAACGGCGATACAGCAGATGCTGGACGACGGCACCAACGCTATCTACATCGCCAACAACAACGGGACATTCACCGCCTACGCTGTGGGCGAGAAGCCCACCGCTGACCTGAGCGTTCAGGTGACGGTGTACGACGTGAAGAAGGTAAACTAACAACGGTTATTATCGGCAAGCCGAAAATGGCGGTGGTGGCGCAGAAGATACCTCTCACATCGGTTTAGAACGAGGTATCGGTGCTGCCGGTGGCTCTGGCATCGTGTGCATAAGGCTACACAAAGAATAAACACGGCCTCTGTTTCGGAGGTCGGGAACGGAGGTTTATATGGCAAGTATATGTGGTTCCCCTGTTTGTGCCGGTGGTAAGCCGAAGATGAAATTTACCTACACAGGGGACTACGTGGTGAGGAAAGACGGCGTGGTGGAGCTGCTGACGAGCGGGACGATTGTGTTCTTGGAGCCGAAAGTCATTGACCTGTTTATGGTCGGTGGCGGCGGTGCTGGTGGCTCTGATGCGAGGAATACTGTTGTCGGTTGTGGTGGCGGTGGTGGTGGCTACACTCGTACAGTGCGCAAAGTAAACGTAACACCTAACGAAAACTATACTGTGGCCATTGGTGCGGGTGCCGAAGCGTCAAAAACGGTTGACAAACCGGTAAGCGGAAGTACGTCTTTTGGCGAGTTCAGCGTGGCAGGTGGTGTTTCTGTACAGCTGAATCGTAGCTCGTCCGCCGACTATACAGTTGGCGCAAACGGCGGAAGCGGCGGCGGTGGCGGTCTATATTCAAAAAGCACTGGGGGCGAGGGCGGTAGTGACGGTGGAAGTGGTGGGTTAGGAAGTGGAACTGGTTTCCCCGCGAGCGGGCAGGGCTTTACAACAAAAGAGTTTGGCGAACCAACTGGCAAACTTTATGCTGGTGGTGGGGGAGGCGGAACATATATTTCTGCACAGTCCCCTGTTTATGCGTTGGGTGGCGCTGGTGGCGGCGGCGATGGTGCGTGGGGCGCAGGAGCCAACCAAACGCAATCTGCTGGAGCCGGTGGAGCAAATACCGGCGGCGGTGGTGGTGGCGGTGTTGGTGTTGGCGGAGTAGCTAACATCATTGGCGGCTCTGGTGGTTCCGGCATCGTGTGTTTCCGTGAAGCGCAGGAGTTGCCGGAGCTGGCTGGGACGTGGGTGCTGCATGAGAAAATGTATTCGCCCGTAAGTCCATTTACCGAAAATATAAATTTCACCTTATATACAGAAACTGGAACACCTGTTTCTGGTAAACAAATCCGTGTTAGCGGTAGTCAGCTTTATGTAACGCAAACAAGTGGAAACGATTATCAGGTTTATAATTTCACTTATAATTCGTGGCAACAGAAGTATAAGAAATGGAAGTTTGAAGTTGGGGTAACTGCTTCCGACGAGTTCCGCGCATGGCTAGCAAGTAACGGAACGAAACAGTAAGGAGGTGCTGGAATGGCTATTACAGGAAAACCCATCGCAATAGGCATCAGTGGGGGGACGGTGTATTTCCCGGTCAGCTACACGGCACGGCACAGCATGATGGATGACGGAAGCGTTGTGCTGCTGGAAAGCGGACAGGCGACCTTTGACAAGCCCACCCCGGCAACAGTGACCACAGCAGACGGCAAAAGCGCCACGGCGGTGCTGGATGGCACCTACGACGTGGCGATAGGCAGCGAAGGCGGCACGACCTCTTTCGGCGACATCGTAAGTGGAGAGGGGCCTGTGACGCTGACAAAAGGAGCGTGATTTAGTGAGATACGCATTAGTGGAAAACGGCACAGTGACCAACATCATCGAAATGGACAAGCGGAACGAGCAGTTCTTCCCATCCGCCGTGTACACCGGTGACAGGCCGGTGGGCATGGGCGACACGTACACGGAGGGAAAGTTCTACCGTGACGGCAAAGAGGTGCTGACGGCACTGGAGGAAGCCAACAACGAGATAGACAGCCTGACACAGCAGCTGGGTGAGGCTGTGGAAACCATCTATCAGGCGGATATGGACACTATCGGTTAAGAAAGGAGAAGGACGATGTACAACATTATGACGAAGCTCATCAACAAGCGGTTCTACAAGACCCGTGAGGAGGCGCAGCAGAAGTGCGACGTGTTTTACGCCGTGGGGCGCATCACGGACGAGCAGTACACGGAGCTGTGTGCGCTGATCGAGAGCGTGTACGCAGAATAAGAGGCGGGGAGATTACTCCCCCCGCTGGATGTAGGCTTCCTCGGCACGGATCTGTGCCTGTTTGAGCGCGGCAACGGCCTTTTCAAGCTGGGCAATGGCGTCGGTGACGGCGTTAAACAGGGTGAAATACTCGGGCATGGGAACACCTCCTTTCTGCAAGCAGGATAGCACAGGCGGCGTGTCAGAAACGGTCGAAGGGTGTCGAGGGTGCAAAAATAATTTGAGAGGAGAACGCGGCGAATGGAACCGTGGGTACAGGGAGTGCTTTTGCCCATCGTGTTGGCTATGCTGGCAAGTAACGGGCTGTGGGCGCTGATAGGGAAGCGGCGGGAAAAGAACAATGTGGAACGGAAGATGCTGGTAGGTCTGGCGCATGACCGCATCATCCATCTTGGCATGGTGTACGTGACGAGAGGGTACATCACGCAGGACGAGTACGAAAACCTCAATGACTATCTGTACCAGCCGTATGAAAAGATGGGCGGCAACGGCAGCGCAAAACGGGTCATGGAGGAAGTAAGGAAGCTGCCCATCAAGCGAGAGGCGTAAAGCCGGAAAGGAAGAATTATGAAACTGAACAACAAGACTTATGACATCATCAAGTGGGTGGTTATGATCGTGCTGCCCGCCATCAGTGCCCTGTACGTGGGACTGGGCGGCATCTGGGGCTGGCCGTACATCGAGCAGGTGGCGGGGACTATCTCCTGCATCACCGTGTTCCTTGGCGCGCTGCTGGGCATTTCCAGCGCCAGCTATAAGAAATCTACGCTGGATGAGGAGGCTATGTAAATGGCCGCCCCGAAGGTATACCTGTCCCCGGCTATGCACATGGCGAACCCCTGTGTATATCCCCGCCCGGACGGGAAACAGTGCTATGAGGCCCTTGAGAACAACGAGTACATCGACATTCTGGAGCCGATCCTGAACCGCTGCGGCATTGCCACCAAGCGCGGGTACCGGCGCACCCCCATGAACGGCGACAACGGCGACGCCATCATGAAGCAGAACGTGCGGGAGAGCGACGCATGGGGTGCGGACGTGCATTACGTCAGCCACACCAACGGCAGCGCAGACGGAAAGGGCAACTCCCGGGGATGCCATCCTATGTACTACACCTACTCCAAGAACGGCAAGAAGCTGGGCGAGATCATGGTGAAGTACAGGAAGCAGATTTACCCGCGCACGGTAAAGCTGGTGGCGCGGAGCGGCCTGTACGAGCTGCGTGTGCCCAAGGCGGTGAGCTACTACGAGGAGCACGTGTTCCACGACAACATGGATGACGCCACATGGTTCCACACCCACATGAAGGAGATCGCCGAGAGCGCGGCCAAGGGGCTGTGTGAGTGGTTTGGTATTCCGTATGTAGAACCAGAACTCGAACCGACAGACAGTGTCACAGACGGCTTTACCGCAGTATTTCCCCAGCTCAGCAAGGGTAGCAAGGGCGACAAGGTGCGTGTGCTCCAGGAACTGTTGCTGGGCCGAGGCTACGATCTGGGCACCTACGGTGCGGACGGCGACTTCGGTGCGACAACGCATCGGCGGGTGCTGGCGTTCCAAGCGCTTAACCATCTGAGTGCCGACGGCATCGTGGGCGAGAATACGTGGCGGAAGCTGCTGCGGGAGTAAGGCTCATAAAAATGTAAAATCAATCTGCTGGGCGGGAAAGAGCTACGACAAGCCGCCTCTTTCCCCGGCGTAAAGTCCCGCAAGCTCACGGCTATAACCGTGTTATGGACAGCTACCACAAGCAGATACGGCGCAGATTGCAGAGCATGGCACCAAAGCGGGCTATTGCGTATGTGATGAGCGTACAGCTACCGCCTGACGAAGCGGTGTGCGTTATTGAATGTGACGTAAAGCGGAAGAGCTATTGCGAAACTGCGTTCCTGCTGAATGTTTCTCCGGAAACGGTGAAGAGGTGCCGCAGAAGGGCGTATCAAAAGTTTGCAGACGAAGAAAGAAGCCGCACCTGAAAGGCGCGGCTTCTTTGCTTGCGCCCGGTAGGGGGGAACCGGGCGCATAAAAATGGAGAAGATGCCAGCCGGGAGTATTCCGGAATGGCTGTCATTATTATACATCGTGTATGGTGGGTTGCACAAGTAAATATTTTGCTAATTAACGACCTTTTTCTGACCTTTAACTGCCCCTTTGCGGAGGCAGTTTTTTGTTACGCTTATTGCAAGAAACGGAGGTGCTTGCATGGTCGAAAAGCTGGTATCGCTGGGGTTTACCCAGCAGATGGCGGAGGACATCATTTGGGCGTATCAAGACGATCTTCCGGGGCTAAAAGCCTATGTGCAGGTAATAGAAATAGTGGCGGCGCATGTATAGCTACTTCAACGAAAACCCACACGGGAAAAATGTGGGAGACTGCACCGTTCGAGCTATTTCAAAAGCAACCGGGAAAGAGTGGGGCGAAACGTACCTTGCTATGGCGGTGCAGGGTTATCTGGATGGTGACATGCCGTCGGCCAACGCCGTGTGGGGCGCGTATCTCCGGCGTATAGGCTACCGGAGGTACATTGTGCCGGACACGTGCCCAGATTGCTACACGGTTGGTAAGTTCGCCGACGAGCACCCGGAAGGGACATTTATCCTTGCGCTATCCGGGCACGTCGTGTGTGCAGGACGGCGTAATCTACGACAGCTGGAACAGCGAAAACGAAATTGTTTTGTATTACTGGCAAAAAGAAAGTGAGGCGTAACTATGGCATTTAACCCGTATTTCAACCCTTATTACCCGCAGCCAATGCAGGACAACCTTGCCCAGCTTCGGCAGCAGCAGATGCAGACCATGCCGCCGCAGATACCGCAAATTCCGCCCATGCAGAACCCGGTGCCGCAGGGCGGCGTACAGTGGGTGGCTGGTAGGCCGGAGGCGGAGAATTGGCTGATTGCTCCCAACTCCGCCATTGCGCTGTGGGACAGCACAGCTCCCGTGGTGTACCTAAAACAGGCCGATGCAAGCGGCAAGCCGACCCTTAAGACGTATGACCTTGTAGAACGCCTTGCAAGCGCTCCTGATGCGCAGAAAGCTCCCGCCCCGGAATATGTGACCCGTAAGGAGTTCGACGCGCTGGCGGCGCTTGTGGGCGAAATAAAGGGCAAGAAGAAGCGCAAGGTAGAGGAGGAAGAAGACGATGAGTAACAATCCGTTTTTCAATGCGTTAGGTGGCGGACAGATGCCGGGGTCGATGAGCAGCTTTCCCCAGCTTTTGCAGCAGTTTAAGCAATTTAAAGCGAGCTTTAAAGGCGACCCAAAAGCGGAAGTAGAGAAAATGCTGCAAAGCGGCAGAATCTCACAAGACCAGTTGAACAAGATACAGTCAATGGCAAACCAATTTCAGGGGCTTTTCAAGTAAATCAAAATCGTGGCCACGGTTTGATATAAATATTTTTTCAAAAGGAGTGATACTATGTCTCTTTCCGATGGCACCCCCATGATGACTATGCCTGTGGCTCCTGCCAACACCAGCAACGGTAACGGCTTCGGCTGGGGCGGCGATGGCGCGTGGTGGATCGTGCTGTTCCTCATTTTCGCCGCGTTTGGCGGCTGGGGTAACGGCTTCGGCTTCGGTGGCGGCGGCAACGGCGTGATGGACGGTTATGTTCTGACCTCTGACTTTGCCAACATCGAGCGCAAGCTGGACGCGGTGAATAACGGCATCTGTGACGGCTTCTACGCCATGAATACCGGTATGCTGAATGGGTTTGCCGGGGTGACACAGGCTGTGACCAGTGGTTTCTCCGCTGCGGAACTGGCGCGCTGCAATCAGCAGGCCGCTTTGATGCAGCAGCTCACCGCCATGCAGATGCAGAACCAGGAGTGCTGCTGCGAAAACCGGGCGGCTATCGCCCAGGTGCGGTACGACATGGCGACGCAGGCGTGCGATACCCGCAACACGGTCAACACCGCTGCGCGTGACATCATCGACAACCAGAACCAGAATAGC